CTAGGCCGGGCGCAGAGCGACCCCGATTGTCTCGGTAAACGCTCGCAACAGAAGCGCCTTGTCGTCGGCCGTGATCTTGTCGAGCTGCGCCCGCTGCTTTTCGAGGTACCCGAGCCAGGAATAAATCTCGTCCAATAGCCCACCAGCGCCCTGTTTCGGCTCCGGTGCCACGCGAGCGGCCCGTGGCTTCTCTTTCGTGTCGCCGGCCGCGAGCGCCGCGCTCTGATCGGCCGGTGGCTTCTTGGCGATTTGCTGGGCTGCGTCAATCTTGATCCTGCCAGCATCAACGGCTGCAATCAGCTCCGGCGTGCCATGCTTGAGCACCGCACGAGCGCTATGTACCGAATGGGGATTCACCTTTAGAGCCGCGGCAGCGTCAGCGATTCCAACCTTCGGTGGCTCGCCCTTTTTCGCATTTCCCGAGCCGCGCGTTACGAGCCTTGCGGCCGTCATAGCCAGTTGTGCCGGGTCCATGTGCCGGCGATGAAGATTGACGCTGATCACATAGGCGAGCGGCGTATCGCCATCGTGGCGCGGCGCCCACTGCTCGTACAGGCAGCCGACGCCAGCCTCAGCGCATGCCCGGTTGCGATGCCAACCGTCGAGCACCTTGTCCTCGAATAAGATGACCGGCTCGCGCAGGCCATTGGCTTTGATGTCAGCCAAAAGCTCGGCGAACTGAGTGTCGGACATGGCCGGAAACAGCTTGGCCAAATCGTGAGCGGCGTAGCCCACCATTATATGACGTTCTGCGGCGGCAGAGGCGCGGTCGGCGGCGGCCTGGTCAGATCAGCACCCACCAGCGGGAAGTCATCCCCACCCTCGATCGGCGAGAAGCCTTCGAGGCCGCGAATTTCGTTGGGCGTCAGGATGCGATCCTTGACCGCGATATCGTAGGTGCTCCACCGCTGATTGGGATCGCCACGCGTCAGGCCGTTGAGGTCGAACATGATGCAGCTCGGCGACGACGGGCCGAAGATCACGCGGCTGAATTCAGCTTCGATCTTGACCAGCCATGGCGTCAGTGTGAATTGGGCGAACCATCGGCCGGCAGTCTCGGCATTCGTGAAGCTGCTGTGATCCCAAATGCCGACCAGCGGCGGCGGTACGCCATAGATGCGCGCCATTTCCTCGGTGCTGAATTTCCGGCTTGCCAGCAGCTCAGCATCCTCGGGGTTGATGGCAATCGCCTGCCATTTCCACCCGCCATCGAGGATCATGAATTTGGCCGCGTTTGACGAGCCGGTGAACTTTTCCCTGAGCGACTCTGCCAACCGCTTCCGGCCGTCAGGGTCGATCTTGCCGTCCGTCGAGAAGACACCGCTCGGGTTGGCGCCGTTGCGGAAAACATGGTTGTGAAAGTCCTGAACCTGCAACGCGCCGGTCACGGCGCCGGCCGCGCGGCTGAGTCGACTCCGGCCGATGATCCCGTTGTCCGTCCGATCCCTCAGCCACAGCGCCTCGTCGCCGAAGACACGGTGCATATTGCCGGGAATTCCATAGAGGCCCAGCGGATCGCTGATGTCCAAGCCGACACGGCCGCTCGGGAGAATGACCGGCAGGACATTGGCCCATGAGTGTGGCCGCAGCTCCGTCACGGCTCCCCGGCCGTCATAGATCGTTTCGATGACCCCGTTGCCCCGCAGCAAGGTGCTGGCCAGGAAGAATTCGATCAGCTCCGGCCAGCTCATATTCGAGGTAGGCCCGGCGCGGATCAGCCGTTGCAGCGGGTTGTCGAAGTCTTCCGTCTTCACGCCATTGTTGACCCTGTAGACGGTCACGGGTAGCGCGGCAATCGCCGAGGCAATCGACTGAACGCACGCATAGATCGTGGCCAAATTCTCGGCAAAGGGTGAGGCATAGGCGGCATAGCCGAACTGCCCGGCGATACTGCCGAGCGCCGTCCAGCTCGGGTCTTCGGGTGCGTCCCGCTTCTCGCGCTTGAACGGCCACATGGGTTAGAGACTTTCGAGATACAGCCGCGCCAGATGCAGCCTTGCCGGCATGAGGTAGCGCGCCGTGACGATGGTGTTGGGATACGCCGGCCAGCTCGACACGACGGAGATTTCCTTGAGGTCTACCGAGCGCAAGGTGCGCTTGTTGCCGGCCCAGCTATCGCCATCCTTCGGCGTGATGAAACCGAATGACATGCCGCCCAAATCGCCGCGCTTCGCAAGCGCCAACACGTCGTTGCCGACAGCGGTTTCCGGTACGTCGAGCGAGAAGGCCAGGCCAGTGTTGTCCTCGGATAGCCGTAGGCTGCCGCTGCGCGTGCGCCCCAGCAGCTTATCGGGTGCATGATCGGCCAGAGCCAGGATATCGCCACCCGCGCCCAGCGACGCGCGGAACGCGCCCGGCGCGATCGTCTCGGTGAAGTTGCCAATCCGAGCATCGGTGTTGAAGGTTGCGGCGTATCCCTCAAGCCGCCGGCCAACGGCCCGCAGCTCAAGGGATATGGCCCTACGTTCGATCGTCATGGTTACGCCGGATGGATGTTCCGGCAGGCAAAGCTGGCGATATGCCGAAGCTCTACGTCGCAGGTGAGCATCGCGCGGACCTGGACGTTGCCCTTGGTGAAAGCCGTCGTCTCGTAAGGGTTCACCAGCACGTCGAGCACCGACCAGTAGCCGATCAGCAGGCTTGAAAAGTCACCAAGGATCAGCGCGGCGTCGGCGCTTGATTCCGGCACGTTGGTGGTGGTCTGCAACGGATATCCGAGCAAGGTATTTGTGTCGTCCATGATCGTGATGGAGTCGGTGCTGCCCGAAAGCCGACGCGTGTTGCGGAAGGTGTTTTTGACCTGCGGCTTGGTGATCCAGCTCACGTTGCCCTGATCGATCGGCACGTTGGCGTTTTCAAGTTCCGTCACCATGTCGTTGACGCCTTGCCAGGACGCGACCTCGGTGGGGCAGGGACATTGGGTCAGGATGCCACTCGGCGCATTAGCACCGCCGCCCTCAATCGCGGCAGAGTCGACCGTGCGCGCCAGCACCGCGCCCATGTCGTTTCTCAACAGCATTTCGATCGCCGGCGTGCTCTGCAAGAGCATTTGCCGGCTGAATTCCGACAGCGATCCGGCGGTCTTCGGCGTCAGCTCGACCGAGTCGAACACCTGATCCGACAGGCTCAGCGCCGAGTTTTCAGCGACCCAGCCGGCGGTAACCGACGTGTCGAGACGGCCGATCAGCAGGTTACCAACGAGACCGTCAAGGATCGTCGCGCCCGCGTTCCTGATCACCAGCTTGGACCGAAGGATGTCAACGAACATGCCCGGTTCCAAGGTCGTGGCGATCAAGGCCGCGCCATCGGCACTGGCAAGCGCAACGCGGCGCTCGATATCCCGCTGAGTAGCGGGCCGGCGCAGCACGGACAAGGGAACCGCAATGCCTTCGAAGGGGCGCCCCTCGCGCCGAGCCAGCTCTTGGCTCAGCTCGCGCTCGCGGCTGGTATCCTCAGTATGGCCCGGCATCTGCGACAGGATCGCGCGCCGTAGCGAGAAGCCTTCCAACGCCGTGTCAAGGCGCTGATCGCCAGTGCCCTCGATCCAGTTGCCGGCGATGCGCCGCTCGGCTTCGTCAACGAGCGTCTGAACGGCCAAATTCTTCTCGACGGCAGCCAGCTCGGTTTTCAAAACGCCGAATCGCGTCTCTTGCTCTGCTGACAGATCGCCGCCTTCGCCCGCCGGTTTGTCGGCAATCGTGCGCATTTCGGCAGTAACGGCGGCGCGTTTTGCGAGAAGTTCACGGATCGACATGGGAATCCCCAAAATTATGCACGCCAAGCATAATACAAATTAGGGGATTCGCTAATTCCCTAAAAGCTGATCACCAAATCGCCCTCGCCGAAGGTAATGAGCTTGCTTGTTTCTCGAGACGCCAAACCAACCGCAAAGACGGCGCTAACCGCTGCATCGATCCGACCACGCGATCTCATCTTCGATATTTTGCGGTTCGCGCCGCTGTCCGTGTCGATCGTCGCGTTGGCCGCACACCACCGCAGCAATGGATTGCCGCCGTGGGCCAGCTTCCCGGTTAACACCAGCGCTTCGAAGGCTAATAGCGCCGGATTCATGCTCTGAAAGCCCGCGCCGATCGGCTCCAACGGCAAATCGATGTCAGCCTTGTCGAATTGCGACCGCAAATCGTCAATCATCCACCGATCGGTAGCAATTCCCTGTAGGTCGAGCGCGTCTACCTCGTGCTTGATCCAGCCCGCAAGCCAGCCGCGATCGACGGTGCGGCCGGGAACCGGAATGATGTGGCCCTGTGACGCCCAAAGCCGATAAGGCGCCTCGTCGGTGCGCTCCTTGGCGTCCAGTAGGTCCGCCGGGATGAAACCCTTCACCACAAGCCGCCCGGTGGCCGGCCAGTACAGCGAGAAGCATGTGAGGTCACTAGCACCGCCCGCGAGGTCCAACCCGCCCCACACTTCGCCGCGCGCTTCCGCGTCGCCCGCGCAGGCTTCCCAATCCGCCGGCCCAATCCATCGATCGTCCGTGCTGACCGGCTGGTTCAAGCAGTAGGCTCGAAACGCCGGTTCCATGCTCGGGATCGCCTGCGCTTGGTGCGCCTGCACCTCGATATCCTTGAGCGAGCGAAACTTGCCGAGCGCCGGGTTAGCGGCCTTCCAAGCGTCAAGCGACCATGGGTCGGATTCCGGTGGCGCGGAGTACACCCAAGCCTCAAAGGACGTGTCCTTGACCGCCCCAGCGTCAATCTTGGCCGCATAGGCGATCAGCTCTTCCAACGGATTGTTAGGATTTGGCGATCGGGTGCTGATTACGAGGCCCAACGGCTCCGAATGCGCGCCCATTCCGCTCTGAAGCGCCGAAAGCAGGTCGCGACCCCTCCATTGGCTAACTTCGTCGCCAATCCACAGGCTAGGCGACAGTCCGTGAGCCTTTTTGGCGTCTGAACTGAGCGCGGCATAGGTGGAACCGTTAACAATGTCCTCGGCCGTCTTATTGAAGGTCCGGAATGTGATTCTTTTGGCCAAATGCTCGTTGGCTAGAGCCATTTCCATCATCTGGCCGAACACAATCGCCGCTTGCGGCCGATCGGCAGCGGCCGACAACACCTGTCCGCCCTGAATCGCCTCCGGACCTGACAAATGTACTAACGCGATAGCACTGGCGAGCGAAGTTTT